TGTTATGCGGTTGCGATGTCATCCAACACTGCGGAGGTGACGCCGCGGTAGATGAGGTCGTCGTTTTCGCGCTTCCCTCGCAACCGCATAACACCCCACACCGCTACAAGAGCACCTACCGTAACGTTACGCATAACGTTACGCGTAACGGTCATTTGTCGTTGGCAGTGCTGATCTACGAACATCGAAAGATCGCTATCAGGTGCCATCAGCAGATCGGCCATTACGCTCACCTTGGGATCTCGATAGAGATCGGTGCGCATCTTGATCCAGTCACCGGCCATTTAGAACTCGCCCGATCCAATCAAATACGGCAGGCCAACAAACAGCATGCCGAAGAAGCCGCAGAGGAAGCCGTCAGTGAGCCAGTTCATGCGTGGCCTCGAGTCAGCCATCCAAGCAACCCGAGCAGCCCGATAAACAAGGCTCCCCATGCGATACATGCTCCGAGAAGGGGTGTCATGCCGTCACCTCATCTTTGATGTCGTCGGTGATGGGGAGGCCGGTGATCGGGCGTAGATCGGCATCCGAGGCATTTCCTTCACTGCTCATTTCGCCGTCAGCCGTACGTGCTGGATGAGCGGCTCGTACATTCCATATGGGCTTCCCTGAAAAATCTGTAACCGCTTGGTTGAAGTTCAGGATCTCGAAAATCCGGCCGATGTTTTCGGGAATCCCCGAACTCACCATGATCGCCAAGTCTCCAGGTTTGCAGTTCATGCCGCTGCCTCCAATGCCGCCACCGCCATGAACAAAGCGCCAGAACAGACGCCGACCAAGAATCCACCAAAAACGAGCGTCGCAGTCAAAAGAGTCATGGTTATCCCCATCGTTAGGACGTCACATAGTCCTTGTTCGTAACCGATTGCTAACGTATGCTAGATAACACCTGATGCGAAAAGCTCCATCAGGCGCTTCAGGCGAAGGTATGAGGGGTTCTTGAGTTGGCCCCGGCCGAGCTTGTGGATCCAGGCATAGCTGTATCCCGTCACCTTGGCGATTTCCCGATGTTTGCCGCGCCGCTTGACTAGCATCCGCTGGCATTCGTCGATCAGGGACGGCGTTTCAGGGGTGATTGGCATTCTCGCTTCCTCCATTTCATATCTACAATCTAGCAGTAATCGGTTAGCAACACAAGTTGAATTTGTTTCAGAGGAGAAACATACTGTGGAAGCGATAAAACTGCGTCAGATCATAACGGCCAACGTACATGAAGCCATGGCGAGGATGGATATAGCCTCTATCACCGAGCTGTCGCGGCTCGCGAATATCCCTCAGACGACGTTGAACGCGTACCTGTCGCCTAACAAGGAGGGCCTTCCGAGCGTACGGCATCTGCTCCAGATCGCTGCCTTCTTCGACCTCGAGCCATGGGAACTGCTTTGTCCGGTGGGGGAAGCGGAGCGCGCGGTGATAAAAAGCATGGAGGCCTGGATGCGATCAAAAGGAGATCGAGAGGGATAGCAAAAAACCGCTTGCTATGTTCGTAACGGGTTGCTGTAGTTGAGTCATGGAAGCACAACGTCACGACAGACGAACAACCGAGGAGCCGACATGAAATACGCCGCCGCACTACTTCTGATCGCCCTTGTGGCGTGTACGTCCCAACCGACACCTTGGGTTGACCACGGTATCGGCGGTAACGGTGGTCATGTCTCTGCTGGTGCCCGCGGCGGTCGTAACGCTACGGCTGGCGGGATGGGCCATAGCGGTAACGGCGGTCGTGGATCGGTTGGCGCTGCTTCTGGCGGCATGGGCCGGAGGTAATCATGAAAGCCCTTGCCGGTAAGCGCTGGTTCTACTCATGCGGCCAACGCTCGATGAGCGTCTTCTATATGGGGCCGTGGCCGTCCAAGGATTGGCCGGCGTGGGCTCGCGCTGCGTACTACGAAGGACGGGAAGACGAGTATCAGGCACGCATGCATCGCGATGCAGCGCTGTCACGCTGAAATGCTACTGGAGTATTCATGGGCGCGATCGAAAACTTCCGCACTGGCTTCACGGTCGACCCGCGCGAGCTGGAACGCGAGGTCGCACGGAAGCTGGCTCGTCACGAGCTGTACGACGAGCTGGATGCGGACAACAAGGCCGAGACGAAGCTATTCGAGCTTCTGGTCGAGGACGACACGGACGAGAACGCGAAGCGTATCGGGCGGCTTGTGTGGGGAGTTTTCGCACGGCTGGTGAAGCGCGAAATCGACACGATGAACGAGAAGATCGCGGAGCAGTCGGTGCGCGATCGGATGGAGGTGTGAGGTGAGCGAGATTAAAAACAGCGTTCCTGCGTTCCCGAGAACTGTCCAGCGCTGGAATGATTCGTTGGAGAACGTCGAGGGCATGACGCTCCGCGACTACTTCGCGGCGAAGGCGATGCAGGGGGCGTTCACAAGCCCGATCGCATCGAGCGCCGACGAAAAAGATTACATCGCGATGCACGCTTACAAGATGGCTGACGCCATGCTCCGCGCACGGGAGAACTGAAATGGACTGGTATCAGGATATTTCCGTAACCAACGGCGTGATGTACGCCGGTTCCCGGTGGATCGGTTCGTTTTCCTCGCACGAGGCAGCGCTGGAGATCATGAGCATCCGGCGCGAGCAACGGACGGTGTACAGCGCGCGTGAGACGCATTGCTGTACGGAGTCCGATCTCGAGCTTGCCGAAGCCATCAATTTTGACGAGAGGTAGATCATGGATCGCGTCAAGGTTCTTTCGTACCACGAGGATTGGCAGGCGCATAGGTGCCTCTTTTCAGACGGCAAAGAAACGTATGTCGATCTTCTTGTGAGCGGCGATCTCCCCTACGAAAACCCCGACGATCTGATCGGAAAGGATTTTGAGTTTGACTGGAAAAGCACGTTCATTTTCATCGCCCATCGGGTATCGGAAGTAAAGGACTGAATCATGAACTTCCATCGCCTACACACCGTACTCGTGCTTTTGTCCGGTGGCTATCTTGAAGTCGCCTGCGCAGACATGGAACTGCCGGAAATGCAGCGGCATTGGCAGATTCGGCGGACCGTGGATTACGGGCAAGTTTGCTGGTGCTGACTGTTTTGTAGGGAGAGGAATGCGCAGGCTGATGCGCCACGGCTACCCCTTGGTTGCTCTTGGGATGAACGTGCAGGGACGTGTAAGTCGCCCGCTAGAACTTGGTCGATAGGTCTAGCAAGCCGGAGATCAGCACTGGCCCTCTCCCTACAGAGCAGTAAGCATTGCGAAGGAGTTGATATGCGAGCCCACATTTACATGCGCTTCGGACTTTGGGTAACGAGGCTGGAAGATGAAACAGCGCTGCCATTCCGGACCTTCGAAGGCGCGGCAGCTTGGGCAAAACGGATTCACGAAGGTAACTAACCGAGGAAGACATGAAGGTTGAGATCAAACATTGGATTACCGGCGCAGTTCTGTTTGCTCATAGCGCAGATGTGAACGGAATCGGGATCGCTCTGAGGGCTGCTATTGAATCCGGCGCGGACCTGCGCGACGCGGACCTGCGCGGCGCGAACCTGTACGACGCGAACCTGCGCTGCGCGAACCTGCGCGGCGCGAACCTGTACGACGCGGACCTGCGCGACGCGAACCTGCGCGGCGCGAACCTGCGCGGCGCGAACCTGCGCGGCGCGAACCTGCGCTGCGCGGACCTGCGCGACGCGGACCTGCGCGACGCGAACCTGTACGACGCGAACCTGCGCGGCGCGAACCTGTACGACGCGAACCTGCGCGGCGCGAACCTGCGCGGCGCGAACCTGTACGACGCGAACCTGCGCGGCGCGAACCTGTACGACGCGAACCTGCGCGACGTTAAAAACCTTGTCTTCCAAATAATTCCTGAGGAAGGCGCATTCATCGGCTGGAAGAAACTCAAAGGCGGCGTAATCGCGAAACTGGAAATCCCGGCTGACGCGAAACGTAACTCCACACCTATAGGCCGGAAAAATCGCGCGGAATTCGTCCGAGTGCTGGAATTGTTCGGCGCGGATGAAACAGTAAGTCAGCATGACGGCGAGACGGTCTATCGAGTTGGTGAGATCGTACGTCCGGATTTGTACAACGACGACATTCGCCTCGAATGTACGAATGGGATCCATTTCTTTATCACGCGCGCCGAAGCCGAGGCGTACTGACACCACCCAGAGGGACCACATGAACGAGATCAAGCAGACATCGCTTAAACCAGTCGCTGTCATCGGCTCGGGCTGGCAACTTTTCTATGTCGGCACAGGGTCAATCGCGTCAATCGTGTATCAACACAGCCTGAAGATCGGCGATGTACTGTACGCAGGCGCATTGCCCGCTGCGTCTGCCGACATGGCCGAGATACTCGAAATCATCTCGGCCGATGCAGATGCGGGCGAGATCCTGCTGACCTCCGGCATCCGCATGGTCCTCGACGCCGCGCTGATCAAGGCAGGGCGTAAGGAAGCGCCGGTTAGGACGGGAGAGTGAGATGAGCGAAGCGGAAAACTGGGCACCGAAGCATATCTGGCTGCAACGCGAACAGGGCGAAATGGGCTCGCACACGTGGTGCGAAGACTCGGTCGGCACTGACATGATCGAGGAAGTCGGGTACGTACGGGCTGACGTGGCGCAAGAACTGCTAGAGGCGCTCCAATCTTTGGAAAGGCGTTTCCAAGTGGGAATTGAACTGGGCCTGTCTGCCGCAGAAGCATACGACTCCTTTTATCAGGAGATCATATCGGAAGCTATCGTCAAGGCAACGGAGGCATGATGCGCGCCCCACTCCAAAGCATCCGCAAGGTAGACGACAACGAATTACTGCGCGCCTGTGGTCGCGCTTACGCAGGTCTTGTCGCGATCTGCTGCGTGTTGATCGTGGTGTCTCTCACGGTTCAGTTTGGTGACGTTATTGCGAGGTCGGTATGAGCGAAGCGAAATTTACGCCGGGTCCGTGGAAATGGGACGACACGGTTTGGAATTACGATCCAGAACAACAATCACCGTGGTTAGTGGACGAAAACGATGATTGGGTTCTGCGTGGCGGAATAAAGTGCAACGAAGCTAACGCTCGCCTGATCGCTGCCGCGCCGGAACTTCTCGAAGCATGCAAGGCATTCGCTGACTATATCAGCGGCCCGACCTCATGGACGCAAGACCAAGAGGATGCATTGGTTACGAGCGTCCATTCCGCCATAGCCAAGGCAACGGGAGCCTGACATGAAACGCATCCTCACCCACGACCTCACAAAGGTCTTCGCCGGCTGGATTGTGCTGTTCGTGTTCTGGCTGGTTCTGCCCGCTGACCCTCCGTATGTAGACCAGGCGGTGCATCGGAGTCCGACATGAAAGACGACGGGCCCGATTACTGGATGGCACAACAGGCGCAAGAAGAACTGGAATGGCATGAAGAGCGGAGAAAGAATCATGAGCGAGAAGAAAACCGGATTGCAAAGGCTGCGGGAGCCCTTCCCGGAACATCAGATCAGCCTCCTTCCCAAGCCCTACAAGCGGGATTCCCCGAAGGGGAATTGTGATGTGTGTGGTGGCTGGCATGGTCTTCCTGCCCTCCATTTGAGCTATGTCGGCCATGCAGCACTTACCGACCGGTTGCTTGAATGCGATGAGAACTGGACTTGGGAGCCGCTGGCACTTGGCCCCGATGGATTGCCATTGCTGGATCGTGACGGCGGCATGTGGATTCGCCTGACGGTCTGCGGAGTGACTCGTCTGGGGTATGGCGATGCGCAAGGAAAGACTGGGCCCGACGCCACGAAAGAACGGATCGGCGATGCACTGCGCAACGCAGCTATGCGCTTCGGTGCCGCGCTTGATCTGTGGCACAAGGGTGATCTTCACGGTCCTGAAGAAGGCGACGGCGAGGAAAATACTAAGGCAGAAACACCTCACCAAGGATTGGCAGCTTCTTCCTTGAAAACCCATGTCGAGGCCATCAAGAAAGCTCCCGATATGAATTCCCTCAAGTCTCTTCACGCAAGCGCATACAAAGCGGCGCATGCGGTTCGCGACACGGTCGCAGAAGAGATCATAAATGAAGCGAAAGACGCCCGAAAACTTGAACTGGAAGAGGTTACATCATGAACGCTATCACTCTCTACGCTCTGGCTGGCGAATACAAGGACGCCGCCGACAAGCTGGCAGAAATGGAGTTGGACGATCAGACAATTTCCGATACGTTGGAATCGCTTTCCGGCGATCTCGAAGCCAAAGCAACGAACACGATCATGCTGGTTCGCAACCTCGAAGCGACTGCCGAGCAGATCAAAGCGGCCGAGAAAGCCATGGCCGAACGCCGCAAGGCATACGAGGCGCGAGCCACCCGAATCAAGCAGTACGTCATGGACAGCATGATCTTCGCCGGCATTACCAAGATCGAATGCCCGCTGTTCAAGATCGCGATACGCGACAACCCGCCGTCAGTCGTGATCGATGACGAGAAGCAGATTCCGCAATCTTATCTGACCGATCCGCTTCCGCCGCCTCCTGCTCCCGACAAGAAGCTGATCGCGCAGGCTATCAAGGACGGCTGTGAAGTGCCGGGAGCGCACTTGGAGCGTGGCCAGCGCTTGGAGGTTAAGTGAGCGACGAAGCAGAAATCAACATCTTCAAGGCGCTCGATTTCATTCGGGACAATGCATCGGAATACGCCAAAGCCAAGGCGACGCGCGTTTATCTCGAAGAGTTCCGAAAGAGCAAGAAGGCTTTGCTGATGAAAGATGCCGAGCGTGCTGGTCACAACGCAGTCAGCGCTCAGGAGCGCGAGGCATATGCAGACGAGGGTTATCAGGATCATCTGAAATCCCTGCAAGCCGCCGTCGAATCAGAGGAAAAGCTGCGCTGGCTGATGGTCGCCGCGCAGGCAAAGATTGCCGTCTTCCAAACGTTAGAAGCAACTCGGCGACTTGAGGCAAAGGTCTTATGAAAACTCATGGGATGCGGAAAACGCAGGAATACAAGGCTTGGTCTGAGGCAAAGCAGCGATGCCATAACCCGAAAAACGCCAAATACAAGTGGTATGGCGCCAGGGGAATTTCGGTATGTGACGAATGGAAAAATGATTTCGAGGCATTTTTCTCTCATATAGGACCAAAGCCAAGCGAAAAGCACGAGCTTGACCGTATCGATAACGACAAGGGATATGAGCCCGGTAACGTCCACTGGGTGACAAAGCAAGACAACGTGAGGAATCGCAGAAATACAGTTAAGGTTGTTGTTGGCGGGAAAGAAATGACCCTTGACGATTACGCTAAGGCTGCTGGAATTCCATATGCGACAGCGTGGGCGAGGCTAAAGAAGCACCCCCATCTGATTAATGGAGAGCCAAAGCGCAGTGGCGGAAGAAAGAGCAGTCGCACCTTGGAGTCCACCAGGCGCGTCGAGGCAAAGACGATTTGACTTCATGGCAGCCCCCTTGGAAGGGCCGCAGTACCGGGCCCGACTTTTTGAGGCTGTACTACTGATTGAGGATGACGATGAGCGTACCGACAGCCGTTTTCCTGTTCGACAAGACGGGCAACATGGCGAAGCCTTGGGCCGAAGCCGGCTACCGATGCATCTGCTACGACATCCAGCATGTCGGGCGCACCGTGCGCGATGGGATCGTATTCCAGCAATGGGACGCACTGATCGGGCCGCCTGCGCTGCCGCCGGATTCTCTGGTTGTGTTCGGTTTCGCCTTTCCGCCTTGCACGCACCTAGCCGTCAGTGGCGCCCGCTGGTTCCAGGGTAAGGGTCTGCGCGCGCTGTCGCAGTCGATCGAGATGTTCGCCGCGGCGGCCGAATTCCTCGAATCGCTCGGCGCCCCGTACGGAATCGAGAACCCAGTGAGCGTGATCTCGTCGCACTGGCGCAAGCCTGACTACACGTTCCACCCGCACGACTACACGGGCTTCGAGCTGGCCGACAACTACACGAAAAAGACATGCCTGTGGGTCGGCGGCGGATTCGAAATGCCTCCGCCGAATCGCGCGGAAGGGATCGGCGCACCCGACAACCTGATTCACGCTGCCCCCCCCCATCCGATGACCGCGGCGATATTCAGGTTGTCGGGTGCGCCGATCCC